TTCAAACCAACAAAACAAATTATAAATCAATCATTATTATATACTAATCATATTGGACAAACCCACCTTTACCGTAAACTTTTCTGCCTTTTAAAATATCAGCTTTTGTAATTTTACCATCTTTATTTAAATCAGGAAACTTACCGCCTTTTTTCATTTTAAGCATACCATTCACTACAGGTCTAGTAGTATCTCTAGTTACAGTTTCACGAAATTTATTTTTTATTTTTTGCGCTACGTTCTTAACTTTAGCTTTAAACTTACCTTTCTTTTTATTCGGCATAACTAGTCGTGTTGAATTAATCCACCATTTTTATACATACCTGTATTACCAGACCTAGGCTTATCTTGTAAATCTGTATTACGTGTACGCTTATATGTTTTTTCTACTTTACGGTTTTTAAACTGTGATAACTTACGTTTTGCTTTATCTACAGTTTTAGCTCCTTTAGCTTTTTTATACATTCCAGGCATAATTATATTTTTATTTTACAAGTCAAATATACCAAAAAAAAATTTATAGTTTTTTGAGCGTGGATGTATTCTTATGATAGCCCGTTGCAAAACCAAAACTTTGATACCCTACCCTTGCTTACCAAGAACTGCTATTCTCTCTGTAATAAATAAGCACTATAATGTGCTTAAAAGCAGAGCGACTTTAATCGCTCAACTTAATATTATACAATATGTACGATATTAAAATACTTCGCGACAGTCATACTGCTGTGCAGAAGACGTTGAACCAATGGAAACATAAGTTCAGCGTGAAAGTGCACAGCGTATTACCTTGTCCTCACGAGCAAGGAGTTGTTATTGCAACAGTATGTAGAACACCTAAGTCCTAACGGGCTTAGTGTGCTATACTCTCTATTATAAATAAGTTTATTAATATCGTGAGGTTGTGAGCGAGCTCTTATTAGAGTTAAAGGCAGCTATGGAGAATGAAATGGATTTCTCTTACAGATATGTTGGATTATCTAGAAACAACAAGTGTTTCTTATCCAATCACACTAGAGTTAGTACTTCCAATGGATAGCCCTGTTCAATTGGAGTTCAACTCTATAGAGGGAGTTAACGAGTGGGCTTGCGACACAGCAGGCTTTATCGGTAGCTCAGGAATGCGTGATACCTTATCACGTGTAGTATAAACTAAAGCAGGAGACTAACCATCTCCTGCTATACTCTCTCTTATAATTAACTAAACATAAAGAACAACACGATTATGAAACACGCTCAAACACTACGCATACTTGAAAATTTACCTGTTGATGTATTAAATACATTGCACGATGAATTAATTATGAAGTATAATCTTTATCATCACAATAACGACGGTAAAGACGACATAGGTGGAGTTATTGCACTGACATTAACACAGTTGCAATTAGACATTAAACTTGTAGATTTAGCCTTGCACGACCTTTATGCGCAAGACGTAATGGATAACGCAGACCTTCCTTTCTAGGAGGGTTTGTTTTAATTAGTTCACTATCACATGCGAAGTATGAAGAGTAACATGAAGAGTAGTACACGCTAGATGCCCAAGATACACAGTAGTTTTTTTTAAGTAAAGGTTGCTTCGCTATGCTCTGCGTGAGTTAAACAAGCATTTTGCTTGTCCTTGTGTGTGTGTCGAAC